CATGTACCATGTTGTTTACTGGTTTGGTAAGAATGTTAATACCCCATACAAGCCCGTTTTCCGGGCATCACACCCGGCAACTATCTTGACTTTCTGCCGCCAACATGGTACACTTTAAATGATGAATTTCCCAAATATGTTGACGTTTAAAAGCCTTTGTCAAGTGTTCCCGCACTTTGCAAAGGCTTTTTGCTGCTAATAGATTGAATAACAGAACGCCAGTTCTGCATCAACTACAACGGCCACTGCATAAAACACGGTTGCTTTGCCATTGCTGGTTTTATACAACCCATTCTGAACCAGTTTAGGTTCTCCTTCAAATCTCCGGTGAGTATCACCCAGGCCAGATATTTTCATCCCATCAGTCAACGGCTGTCCTATAACCTTTTTTGCCGCTTTAAGGCCGCCCGTTTTAATCCGTTCCAGTTCCGCATCCGTTAGAACCCGTATAAACTCCGTTGTCCATCCCATTTCTTCCGCCCTCCTTAATCAATTTCAATGATGGTGGTATTCGCTAAATTCTGTTGAATTGACATGATGTTGTGATGCTGGTAACCTTTTAAGTCCGTGATTTCATCCACGCATCCGCCCAGGATTTCTTCACCGCAAAAAAACACCCGTACATACACCCCCGGTCTTAACCTGGCAAGAAATTCATACAATTCAATCACATTCCATCTGGCCCCGGCCATGAAGGCATCAAACTCCTTTTTGCAATTCGGGCACAACTCTTTTATGCTATCTACCGGGTAACCATCACCCCAGCTATGGCGTGTCGCAAACCAACTTCTTGCCACATCTGTTGCACTCACAACTTTCAGCGCATATGCCAAACCGTTTCAAACCATATGTATTTTCAAAGACATGCACTTTTCATTCTCCCCCTTCCATCTGGTATTCCTCTGCCGTGCTTCCCACCAGCCAGGCCCCATGTAATTCAATTTGTGGCTGGCTCCCGTCTGAACCGTCCGAAACCACCGTGACTTCCCCGAAATATCCCCACACGGTTCCATCATTCTTGTAAATTGTTACGCTTCCGCTGTCCTCCTGCCCCTCTGCCGCCTGCTGCCGCATTTCTTCCATCACTCTTTCTGCTGCCCGCTCCGCTGCCCTATCAATCCCCTTTTGATATATCCAGAACGCCAGCAGAAAGAAAACAAAGCATATCACCGCCGCTGTAACATGTGAAAAAACCTTAATTTTCCTATTGCTCAATCTATCCACCAATCCTTCCCGTTCTCTATCTCCTTTTGTGGCATCAACTCCCCTTTCCATTTGTCCAGCAGCCCACATGAATACAAAGAAAATTCCAGTTCCGGCAGACTGATTGTTAATTCATCCCCCGCCTTGTCATCCCGGTTCAATGCTGGCTTAAACCTGTTTATGTAATAAATTTCATACAAGAACATATCTGCTTCCGTCTGGCATATGGCCGTTTCAATATGCGTCACGCTGAAAATGTCTATCAGCTTGTGCATAGGCAGTTTGAAGAAGTGCCCCCGCAATCTACTGTTGATTGTCTGTTTAGTACGCCCCAGGTACGCCACAAACTCTGTTCCATCCGGCCTTCCATAAAAAATTTTGTATATTGTGTATACAGTCTTTTTTCCCATAGTGCTACCCTACATTGCTGCCGCTATCTTCTGCGGCTCCGCTGCCGTGTAGCCTGCTGCCTGCAATGCTTCCCTGTTCCTTTTATCCGCTATCCGCTGTAATTCCTGCGGTGTAAATTCTTCCAGTGGCTTTTCCTGCCTGGTGCCAGCATTGAAGCTGACACCAAACACCCGTATAGTCCACTTAGTTTCCTGCTTCATCTTTCCACCTCCTATGCCGTTGCCTGTCCCAGCATTTTAGTGAACTTCGCACCACGCATGAAGGCCAGAAACTCTTTCTTTTCTGTACCATCCAGGATGCCCATAAATTCCATTACTTCTTCCGCTTCCGCCCGGTCCTCCTGCGGCAACATTACATCCATCTTTCTTTCCATAGTTTCTGCCATGTCTTTATCCTCCTTTCTGGCATTGCGCTTCTGATTTTCACCTTAAAAACCAGCAAAACTTGTTGACCATCCACACGCTTTATAGCTGGCGTGACCGCTGCCCCCTTTTCACAATGCCTATTTTTTCGGTTTGGCTTCCCCATGAACGCCAGGTGATGTTTTTCAACACCTTTTGAACGTCTGTCGTTCTTGTAACTCTAATATATAACACCCACCGTTCAAAGTCAAGCGTTTATTTTAAATTCCCATTGACTTTTTGAACGCTAGGCGTTATTCTATAATTACATTGAAGAAAGTGAGGTGATAAAAATTGACTATCAATGAACGAATTAGATATTTTAGAAAAGATGTTTTGAACATGAACCAGCGTCAATTTGCTGCATCTTTGGGCATGGCGCAAACTGGTGTCAGTGGCACAGAACGTGACGGCGCAACCGTAACGGACCGTTTTATAAAGTCAGTTTGTTTAGCTTTTAATCTAAATGAAGACTGGCTGCGTTACGGAACGGAACCAATGTACATCCAACCGGACACATTCAGCCTGGACAACTTCATAAAGGAAAAAGGTGGTACTGAACTGGAAAAAGAGATTGTAAAGACTTACTTTGAACTTGACCCAGAAATCAGAAAAGCGGTGATGGACCACTTCAAAGCAAAATTTGCTTCCTTTACCATGGAAACTGCCGCATCCATTGAACCATCTGTTGAAGATATGGAAGCGGCATATAAAAAAAGTGTCTTAAATTCTGCACAGAAAACGGCATCATCTGCCTTGAATATCACAGAAGGCACAGAACGGCAGAAAAAGAGCGGATAACAAAGATGTGATAGTTTATAGGCGGCGGCGTGGCCGTTATTGCTGCCGCTTCATTTCAGAAAGTGAGGTATACACATAATGGGAATGTTTACAAAGGCACAAAAGAACATGGCAACTGGCGTATATGCAGATATTAAGAAATGTTTGAAGGAAAAGGATGGTTTCACGCATGTAGTCATGGTGAATAGTTTTGGAAAGCTGGCAAACCAGAATTTCATGTGTGAAGATAAATACAGCACTGAAATTGACCAGATATTAACATTGATGCAGCAGGATGGATATGAAATAGTTGACTTGAAAGTGACCGCTTTGCAGGACCAGGGCCGTGGAACCTGGGGGAAAGACATGGAAGGTTATTCCACATTGATTATGTATAAGTAAAGAAAATAAAACACCCCTGCGGTGCTGGGAACACCACAAGGGCTTGTGCAAAGATATATCATACCAGATACAACATACCATCTGCATTGCTATTATAGCACATGCAGGCGGGAAATAACAGGAAATGAAAAGGCAGGTGCTATATGAAATGATTAAAAAAATTGCTGTTCTTTATATGAGAATGTCCACCGATATGCAGGAACATTCCATTGAAAGCCAGGAACGTGTTTTGATGGAATACGCAAAGCGGAATGGGTACATTGTCATTCGCAAATATATTGACCGGGGCATAAGCGGCCAGCACGCCAGTAAGCGGCCAGACTTTATGAAAATGATTGATGACAGTGAAACGGGTGAATTTCAATACGTGCTGATTTATGACAGCAGCCGTTTTGCCCGGAACCTGGTTGAAAGTCTTACCTACAAATCCATTTTGAAGGAAAATTGTGTGCGCCTTATCTCCATGACTGAACCAAACCTGGAAGATGATGAAATGTCACTGTATATAGATGCCATGCAGGGTGCCGCAAATGAAATATATGTCCGCAAACTCTCCAAAAGCACCAAACGTGGACACAATGAACGTGCATTGCGTGGTGACTTGCCTGGTAATGCGCACTTCGGTGTGAAACTTCTTCCAGATAAAAGCATTGTACTGGATGAAGTAAAGGCCCCAATAATGCGCTGGATGTATGAAGCCATTTACCATGATGATGCCACTTATTATTCCATTTCTGAAACACTGGCGGCAAAAGGCATCAAAAGCCAACGTGGTAACATCATTGACAGCCGCCAAGTAAAGCGTATGTTGATGAATATAAAAAACAAAGCATATCACTGGGCCGAAAGGGATGGGAAACCCGTTCTGATAAAAGGGAACTATCCGGCTGTTATTGAAGAAGAACTTTTTGACGCTGTACAGGAAATCATTGCAGAACGTGCTAAACACTACAAAAAACATGAAAAGCCCGCTGAATTTCGGAAGCACTGGCTTTCTGGTCTTCTGGTGTGCCCCTATTGTGGCGGCGGATATAGTTATAACACAAGAAAGCCCCCACAGCATGATGCCTTCCGTTGTGGCAATCAAACCCGTGGGGCCTGTAAAAAAGGTTCTCAAATTTTGGTTGATGCAGCCGTTGAAATGGTCCTTGATAAAATGTCAGAAGTATATACCGGGCCTTTGGCTCCATATGTGAAAAACATAACCGTTTCACAGCCAGAACCCCAGATTGACTATGACAAAGAAATTAGGCTATTGGAAGCCCAGCTAAAACGTGCAAAGCAAGCCTACCTTGCTGAAATAGATACAATAGAGGAATATGCCCAGAACAAACGCCGCATATCCTCCAACATCAAAGAATTGCAGGAAGCAAAGTGCCAGGCCCAGGAAGGGGCCACGTTGAATGAACCCCAGTTCAAAGTGAAGCTGCTTAATGTCATTACCCTTCTAAAAAGTGACTGCCCTATGTCTGAAAAAATCCCTGCTGCCCGCAGCATCATTGAAAAAATCCTTGTTGACCCCCGCAATAAAACTATGGACATTTATTTTTTTGCCTAA